CAAAAAAAGTACGAAAAAGATGGTTATATTTGCATTATTGAAAAGAAAGATTGAAAAAAGCCGACATCATATTGGAATTGTCCAAAGCTGATTGGCTGACAAAAGCAACCAGGAACATCGCCAAAGATAGAGAGTTGGCAAGGGAGTTGTATCAATTTTACTTTTTGACGTTACTTGAAAAACCCGATGAACAAATCGAAAAAATATATAGAGACGGATACATCCAGTTCTGGTCAATCCGTCTTTTATACCTTTGTATCAACGGCAACCGGCATCCCTTTGGCGAATCAAGAATATATGATCAATACGATGTGTACGAGCTTGACTTCGCTGAGGAAATTGACCTACTGGATGAACGTGAACACACCGAAGGAATTGAACTTGAAAGAATCAACAAAATAAATGAAGTCACAGAATCCGCATATTTTTACGAAAGGGAACTTTTTAAACTATGGTGTTCAGGAATGTCGGCAAGGGCAATCCACAGAAAGACAGACATCTCCGTTCGTGAAGTGCTGCGAGTTATCAAACTAATGAAAGACAGATGCACACAGAAATAATTGGAATCGCTTGTTTAAGCATCATAATTGTGAACTTTGGCAAACCAGCCGACCTATTGAAACGCTATCTATACGGGAGCGATTACTCCAAATGGAAGCGAATGAAACCACTTGATTGTGCGTTCTGCCTTTCGTGGTGGTTGGGATTGTCCTTCTTTTTGTACACCTATGGTTGGGTGGGGATACTTTATGCATCCATCGCCACCGTGATTGTCGCACTACTTGAGACGAAGATATGACCGCAAAACAAAAGGCAAAGGAGATGGTTGACAAATTCACCGTGGTTGGATTACAACAACGCAACGAGGGAATTCAATGTGCGTTAATTGCCGTTGAATCAATCATTGACAACATCGAAAACAAAGAAACACCAAACCTTAAAATGTGGTATTGGGAAGCCGTTAAAAAAGAAATTGAACTACTATGAGTCCAAAAGACAAAGCCAATATGATATACCACAAGTTTATGCTTGTGAACGCAGAATCGGTTGAACTGGTGACGGGAGAATATGAGGTTCTATTCTCACTATCGGAGGACGATGCAAAGAAATGTGCAATTATCCACGTTGAGGAATTAATCGAATTCGCATCACCATATAAAAACATCTATGATTTATACGAGGACTTCAGTCCCAAAGACCAATGGACGGAAAAACAATTTTACACCAAAGTACTTGAAGAACTTTATAAACTATGAGCAACATTGAATTTATACTATCACTCCAACCGTTGTACGATGTTTGGAAGAAAACACAAGTGTTCGCACCAACACCTGAACAAGGGGCAATGCTTAACAACGTACACCGAGAGATCTTTGGACGTAATCTTCCGAACTGCTCTACCTGTGTGACGGAAGCATTGCACTCACTTTTGATATGGGCAAACCAGCAACAAGAAGCCATCACCAAAGCACAACTTGCCGATGATGAGCAGAAGCCAAAGAGAAGAAGAAAGTGAAGAAACACACAATGACATATTTCAACCATTTCGGATATGACATTAGTGACTTCATCCCTTGCGAGGTATGTGGTAAACAAGCCGTGGACATTCACCACATCGAATGCCGTGGAATCGGAGGGAGCAAACAGGCAGACAACATCGAAAACTTGATGGCGTTATGTCGTGAGGATCACATCAAATACGGTGATAAAAAACAATACAAGGAGTGGTTGAAATCCATTCACGAACAAAGATTGTCAATGTCAAAATAAATGTGTAATTAATTCGTAAAAATGGCAACTCAAGTACCAGGAAGAAATGGAGGAACTTTGACCAAACCCGACAAGGGCGAGGTGTTAAATCCAAACGGAAGACCGAAGAAGCTCGTCACATTGATGAAGGACATTGGCTATACGAAATCGCAAGTTGAAGATACGATGTTGGCTATGCTCACGTTATCACGAAAAGAACTGGAGAAGATTGACAAGGGCGAGGAGTACACGATAATGGAAAGGACAATTGCCGGGGCATTGTTGAAAGGTCACAACAACAATTCACTCTTCAACTTGGAGATGTTACTCACTCGCTCTCAAGGAAAGCCAAAGGAAACAATCGACCAAACAATAGAAAGCAAGAATTTCACAATAACATTGAATTTAGATGAGAGCAAGTTGGAGAGGTGAGGACAAGCTCCCACCACAAGATGAGGATATTCAGTTGGTATCAACAACCAGCGGATTGATAACATTGGCAAGGTACTTTGATGACCTTTGGGTTGAGGAGTATTCAAATGCAATTATTGATGTGGCGTATTGGATGCCCATCCCTGTACTACCGAACGAATGAGAGTCATCCAGTCAGGACATATCGGTGATCTCATCTATTCTCTTTCCGCAACAAAGAAAGCATCCGAGTTGCACGGAGAGAAGATTGATTTCCACATCGGATTCCGTGAGCAGAATGGTGTTCCTGGTCATCCCGGTGGTGGCTATTGTATGAACCTGAACTCATACGAATACGTCAAGCCGTTACTCGAATACCAAGAATATATCAAGGCAGTTCATATGCACCACCATCAAGACGTGGTGTATGACTTTGACAAGTTCCGAAGGCACGGGTTGAATCTCGGAGCTGGGGACTTGAGACGGAATCAGTTTCTTGTATACCCCGAATTGATTACAGACCTTCACAACCCTTGTATCACGGCAAGTGAACCAATCCCATCCTTTGAGGATTACATCCTTTTAAATTTCTCCTCACGCTATCGGAATCACGACATCAATTATTTCCCATTAAAAGAACACAAGTGCATTTTTTTTGGTTACGAATCCGAGTACATCGCATTCACCGAACGATGGCAGTTAGATTGTGAGCTTCTCAAATGTGCGGATGCTTTGATGTTGGCAACGATAATGGGCAGCGTGAAGGCATTCATCGGCAATCAGTCAAGCACCTACGCTATCGCTGAACAGATGAAGGTGAAACGATTGCTGGAGGTTTGCCAAAACACACCCAATGTGATACCTGTAAACAATGGCTTTGATTACGTCACCAATCAAGCCTTCAATTACCTACTCAAAAACCTATGAAACTTTTAATACTAACCGATGGAATCAATGGTGTTGTTTATCACCGCATATACACACCACATCTACGGATGCAAATTAACGGAGAAGCGGAGGTTGATGTTTGCCAGTCACAAGCAGAGTGGATGACTATTGATCTCGCTCCTTATGACGTTATCATCTTCTCACGATGGCTTGGGAAGAATCAGTACGATGTACTCAAGCGAATCACGGATGCTGGGAAACCTTATGTAATTGATGTGGATGACTATTGGGTGTTACCAAAATACAACCCGGCATATTGGGCATATCGCAAAGGAATTAAGAACGCCATCAAAGATGCAATCAATTACGCTGATGCCGTATTTGTCACCACTCAAAAACTCGGTAACGAGGTGAGAGCAATCAACGAGAATGTCTACATTGTTCCTAACTGCTTGGATACAACGCACAACCAATGGAAGCAACCCAAAGAAAAGAATGACCGAGTGAAAATCGGTTGGGTTGGAGGAATCACACACGAGGAGGATTTAAAGCTCATCGCTGATGACATCAATTCTATGGACGTGGATTTCTACATCTGCGGTTACACTCCGAGTGAGCATTGGAACAACATCGTGAAACTGATTCCGAAAGCCAAAATCGTGCAGGGGACATCGGTCTTTGAATACGGTGAAGTTTACAAACACTTTGACTTCGTACTCGCCCCATTGCAGAACACGACATTCAATAACTGCAAATCGGAATTGAAGATTGTGGAAGCGGCAGCCTATGGAATACCGATCATCTGTTCAGCCGTTTATCCATACCTCTACCATCAGGGTAATGACGGTGTGATATTTGCAACCCAAAACAATTGGAAAGCATCTATCCAAAAGTTGATTGATGCTGGGCATTCTGTTCGTCAATCAATGGGGCGTTCAAACAAACTCTATTGTGAGACATACCACAATCTTGACCTCCACAACTTGACGAGATTACAGGTCTACCAAAGTTTATGCAAATAACCTACAATCGTCCATTTGTTACCAGTTACCAACAAGCCATCCTTGATTGTGAGGAGAGGTTCACAATAACCGCAGCGAGTACAAAAACGGGGAAGACCGCATCCCACATCATTTGGCTATTTGAACAAGCCTTGAAATGTCAAGACAATCAATCGGTGTGGTGGGTTGCTCCTGTATACCAACAAGCGGAGATTGCCTTCCGAAGGATGAAGTCACAAGTCACGGACAAGAACTTCTTCCAATCCAACGAGACGAAGTTATTGCTCACCTTACCAACTGGAGCAAGGATTGAATTCAAGTCGGGTGAGAAGCCTGACAACTTGTATGGTGATGACGTGTACGCTGCCGTGATTGACGAAGCATCAAGGATGAGAGAAGAGTCGTGGTATGCGATGCGTTCAACCTTAACCGCTACACAAGGCAAGTGCAAACTCATTGGGAACGTCAAAGGAAAGAAGAATTGGTTTTACAAGTTAGGCGAGAGGGCGAGGAGTGGTGAGAGTGATTACAGATATTTTAAGATAACCGCTTATGATGCAGTCAAGGAAGGCATTCTTAAACTTGAGGAGGTTGAACAAGCGAAACGAGATCTACCAAAACACGTTTTTGATGAATTGTATTTGGCAGAACCAGCCGATGACAAGACCAACCCATTCGGTATTGATGCCATTCGCAGTTGCATTTCACCACTAAGCAACAAAACTCCCGTGGCTTTTGGGATTGACCTTGCAAAATACACGGATTGGACGGTGATAACTGGTCTTGATAGTGAGAATCGAGTGTGCTACACAGACAGATTTCAAAACGATTGGACACAAACCAAGAACAAAATCATCAGTATTGTTGGCAGAACTCCAGCCTACATAGATGCAACGGGTTTAGGTGATCCAATTGTTGAGGATTTGCAGAAGGTATTGCCAAAGATATTTGGGTTCAAGTACACGAGTCAAAGCAAACAACAACTCATTGAATCCTTAGTGATGGAAATACAAGGCAACAACATCCGATTTCCTGAAGAACCCTACGGAAGCGAGTTAGAGAATTTTGAGTTTGAGTATACCCGTAATGGAGTGAGATATACTGCACCAACTGGTCTTCACGATGACGCAGTTAACAGCCTTGCACTCGCTAACGATTGCAAAAAACATAATCGCCCAGGAACATTTTACTTTGCATAAACTATGAATTGGAACAACATAACCATCCACCAACTACAAGAGATTCACTCTTGTCGTGATATGTCCCACATTGAACGGACAATGAACATCCTCGCCATCGTCAACAACTGGACAATGGACAAGGTCGAATCAATGCCCATTGACGAGCTGACAAAAGAGTTCAAGAAATTGGAGTTCTTAAATGAATTGCCCAATCGCCCTGTTCAATTTATGTTCAAACACAAGGGCAGATATTTCCGATTGGCAAAAACACCGAATGAGATTTGTGGTCACCACTTCATAGAACTCCAGCAAGTGTTCAACGGAGATACGATTGAATCGCTCAACAAAATAATGGCGTTACTTGCCTATGAGGTGGATTTCTTTGGCAAGTCAAAAACCATCAAGGATGCTCAGGCACACTACCAAGACAAGTGCGATTTGTTTCTGTCAATGGAAGTGCCGTTGCCGTATAGCTACTCGCTTTTTTTTTCGGCAGTTTATCCCGAGTTATTGAAAACTATCCAATCTTATTTGATCAAGGAGATGGAGCAGTTGAAGAAGGAAATAACGGAAGTCCGATAGTATGGCTTGAATTGGTTGACCGAATTGTCAAAGGTGACCGCACAAAGTGGGATGCCATCCTCACAATGCCATTGATAGAGTTCCTGAACACGATTGCTTTTTTCAAGGCAAAGGTCAAGGAGCGAGACAAAAGAATTGAACAGGCAGCCGCCAAAGGATTCAACGCCTATGTTGTGGCTTGTCTGCACGAGATGTTGTAAATGGAACGCATAACCCCAAACGCTATTTTTGAACGTGGCTCTATCAATCACCCAACAACCCAACAACTACGCACCAGCATTCAATGACACAAACTTTGTC